TCATCTTCTGTCAGTCTCATACAAAGTAGCATATCAAACATACTTAAGTTATCATGTACTTCCATGCCAGCTGCTTCAGTACTTATAAAGGCTGCTTCATCTGTGCCTTCTTGAAGAACTAAGTTATAAAGTTTCTTACTCATATATTAAGACTCTAATTTAAGTGCTTGTATTATACATTGTACGGTTCCGGCAGAACCACTATTATTTTGTATTGCTACTGGAACCTCGGTTTCACTATCATCAAGCCAACCTGAAATAGCAGGAGTGATTTTAAATTCTGTAGAGCCAGAGCCTGTTGCAATAAATTCTGCAATAACACCAGAACCATCTGCTGGGTCAGTACCTTGTGATCGACCTGCATCAGCTGTCCTTGCTGCTGTATCAGAATATATTCTTACCCAACATTGCTTGTCAACAGTAACTTTTTGTAATGAGAATGATTTACCTAATGTTGCATATGCGACACTAGCACTAGCACCATCTGCAATTGAGGATGTAGTTTCGGTTTCGGAAACACGTACTGCACCAGAACCGCCACCACCGCCACCAGTTTGGTCAGCAACCCAAGCGTAATCAGAACCAGTCCAAGATAAAATTTCGTTAGTGCCTGCTGCACTTGTATTTAAATGAGTATCAACATCTGAATTAGTATATGGACTAGTAGGAGCAGCAACCGAAAGAACACCAGCTGTTGCTGTTATATTAGCGCCAGCAATTGCTGCAACTAAATTAACAATCGAGTCTTTTTTAGAATTATTGGAATCATTAGCATCAATAAATCCAATACTATCTGCTGCTACATCAAGTGTTCCACCTGATAAACTATTGAGGTCAGTACCACCACCGCCTCCACCAGCAGAAGCGTTAATTGTAATTGCATCGTTGGTTGCATTAGTTGATAAAGTTACATTTGAACCAGCAATAAGAGTAAATGAATCTGTAGTATTATCAGCTACAACATCATTTTGTCCTGCAACCACAATTCTACTAAATGCATTTTGATTAACATCTCCGCTACTACCACCTGAGCCACCAGCTGCCCATGTATATGTACCATCAGCATTTGTTTTAAGGACATAATCAGCTGTTTCGGTATTGGTGATATTAGCTAAATAAACATGTTTGCTTAGAGGATCTGTATAACTTGTAATATCATTAAGGGAATTATCAGCTAATAATTTTCTCCAAGAACCGTGAGCATAATATAACGAGCCAGTGTCGTGTGTATGCGCAACCGAACCATGGTATGTACTAGCTGTCGGTAGGTCAGCATATTGAGAATATAAAAAACTTATTTTATGAGGCTTGCCTACTAGATCCAAATTACCATTTGAATCAAAGAAGTTTGTGATACTACTACCACTTCCTGCCCCGAAATATATTTCGTTGAAATTGTCGTTTACCTTATCGAATGCATTTCTGAGCGGGTCACCTGTCCCGTCATTCGCCGATGCTCCGATTTGAATTATTTGCTTAGCCATGTTGTCCTCTAATTAAATTCCTTAATTGTATATTTATATTAAGCCCCTGTAACATCTCTCTGCTCTTTAGTTCTTAGTCCAAATATGTAAGGAAATACTGGGGTGTTGAAATCGCCACTAGCAAAAGTTAAAAAATATGCGTATGTGCCGCCTGGGTAATCTGGGGTAATACAAAATCTGCCATTGTGTTCATCTAATGTTCCTGCGTTGGTAACGTATTCGTGGTCTTGAATAAAACTTCCAGCTGGGATTTGTGAATAAGTAAATCCTCGGTTGTTACCTTCAGCCGACAATGTACTCCAACTGCTTAACATTTGTACTGGAGTTGATTCTGGGTCATCAGCTGTTTGATATCCGTATGGGCCGTATAAAGGATATCCGTCAAAACACCAACCTAATACTTTGCTGTGGCCGTCTGTGTGTCTAAATTTATCTCCACCAAAATCTGTATCATTATAGTAAGGAGTTCCACTTGAAAGTTTAGAATCCCAACAATTTGTTAAAAACGCGCCAGAGTGATAATGATATTCTCCATTTGATTCTGGATGACCTCCACATGCATCTACACCATAAGAAGCTTCATTAAATACAGCATTAAAAGTCCAACCTGCATTTGGAGTTTGATTACCTCCAGGTAAATTGCCCGGCGCTGCACTAGGATTAAAAAGTACTACTCCATTATTTGCAACACCCATTGGTCCTAAAGCTGTATCCTGTGGGTTTGAAGTATTTGTTCCAGCTCTATATTCAAATACAAAATTATGATTTTGATCTGAAATTGTATTATTACCACCAAAGCCACCACGAGGAGTTGAACCATCATTCGTTAATGATGTTTTTCCTGCCTTAGCTGGATATGGATCGCCGTCTGAAATAATAGTTATTGTTGGCATATTATGTTACCGTTATAGTCGTTGTACTTGGGTAGGATCCGTTTGCATCACTGATAGCCATTTCGGACGGATCTGTGGTTGTTGGGCCGTTATATCCACCACCTTTAACATGGTCAGCTGTTACATATGTTGTGTCTATTGTAAAGTTAGTGGTACCAGCATCCAAAATCTGTAGGTCAGCTATATCTAATGGAGAACCATATCCATCGTCATTAAAGGCTCTATAGAATCTTGCTTTTGATGCACCATTTGTTTTTACTTTGTAAATAAAATTGCCGAACATTTTTGCGCCGGACAAGTGCATGTTTTCTTTTAATAGTTTTTCGTAGCGTTCTCTACCTAGCTTTGTTTTAATTTCATATGAATATTCTTGGTAGAAATCACTATCCTGAATTCTTTGTCCTGATTCAAAATAATCCTGCGAGACAACAGTAGTTGTATTTGTGACATTATAGACAATGTTTTCCATCTGTGAATACCAAGGCTGAACTCTTAAACTTGGTCCTATAATATTATTCCATCGCGTCGTACTTGTAGAAGCCTCAGCTGTTTCTGTGTTTGCCAATAATGTGTACTGAGCCGAGTCACTTGCATCTATTACACCATCTTTATTGATATCACCGAAGGCAAATCCATCTGATGCCGTAGTCGTTACCCAAGTTTCAAATGCCGATGTTAAACCAGCAACACTTCCTGCCGGGTCACCGCCACCTATAACTACATCCAATGCAGTTGCGAAATTAAGGTCTGGAAGTATTTCGGTTGATATTGTTGTTCCTTTTTCGATATATCCATTAATATGTCCAGATGTATCAGCCCAGAACCCAGAGGTGACACCTTGTGTATTTGCAGCAAGAATTCCTTGAGCATAAATTTTACCGTCTGAATCCTCTAATGAGGCAAGTTCGCCATGTACGTAACCTAAACCAGAATTTTCAATTCCTACAGTTTTAATTCTACCTTCTCTAAATTCAGTGTCAGAATCCACAAGTGCGTTATCACCATAAACTCTAGCAGTATAGTCAATACCAACACCAACAACAGGATATTGGTCACCGTTTCCTCTGGCAATATTATTTGTATTATTAAAACCATAATAATCAAAAGGTCTTACTGTAATTGAACCAAACTCTGTATCAGTGGAAAGAACCTCTCCTTCCAAACCAGCATCAAGTGGGTCGGATATAATCTCACCGACAGTAAAGTTACCAGCAATACCAGGTTCTGTAAATCTTAAAATTTGGTCTCTACGCTCAAAGTTTCTAAATACACTATCCTGTGCTCTGGCAAATACACTGTTTGTATAATCTTGTCCTGCATTGATATTATCAAAGCCTGCAATTTTTCCTATCGTAAGTGTTTGTATATCAAAGGCAGTATTAAGTGGTGTTGTCAAATTAACAGGTGATGCTGTACCAGTCATTGCTGGTGGTTCAAAATCAGCAGCATTAAGTACCGTTGCTAAATGAGGCGCAATAGGGTCAGTAATTACATATGCCTGAGAAGTATTTGTCAGTGAAGAAACTATGACATTGTTATTTGCATTTAAACCATCTGGGAATAATACACCAGGCGATGTTGAATTGACAGCTGAAATTAAAGCAGGATTAAGTGTAATGTTTGGAGACCGGTCAACAGTACTAATAGCACGACTAATGTCAAACGCGCCATCGGCTACTGTTAAATCCATTTTTACGCCAACAGTATTTACGTCTTGTCCTATAACAATACCTTGGTTACCATTAGTATCTTCTAATGTTTCATAAAGAATAAAATCCTGATTAGGATTATTTACAACCAAAGCCTGATTCGAAACCAATAACCTTGTATTGTCAATCGTATAACCATAACCACCACTATCAAGATCGTATTCAACTTCACCGGTAGTTTTATTTGAAAGTTCTGTGACAACAGCTTTGCCGCCTCCACCGTATTGTGAAGTAACATCAAATACATCACCAACTTTATTCTCGGTTGTACTTATTAAGTCATCATTAATTGCTATGGCACTTAATGAACCATTTACACGACCAAATGTTATGACTTCGCCACCGATGTTTGTAATTAATTCATCATACTGAGTAAATGAACCTCTTAATTCATCAATGTAGATAATGGGTGTTTGAATACCATTTAATACAACAAAGTTAATTTTACTTACTGCTGCTTTTGCCCCAGAAGCAGAACCTGTAATATTACGTGAAATTAAATCTTTATATTCATATCGTTTATCCGTCTTTGAAAAGAATATACCCGAATTTGGATATAACTGAAGATATATTCCTTGACTCCATTGACTGTTAGAAGCCTTAAACATTTTTGCAGCAGGATATGTAATATCAACATCAAATTCTTCATAGAAAATAGCGAAGAAAAGCTCAATACCAGCCTTCGTTCCTTTTCTGCGATAGAGGTCAAGAATATTTTTAACAATAAACTTAATAACATCTGATTTAAGTGGTAAATCGGCAAGGAATTTCTTTTGGAAATATATGATCATACTTCCAAGTGTAGAATCTATATCTCTATAGTCATCATATCGACGGGAAACATGAACATGTTGATTTGTTTGAGTCTCGGCAAATTTATAATAATCTTCTACTAATTGGACAAGCTCAGAACCGTCTTCCCTGTAAATACCAGGAAATTGGTGTTTAATAAAAAAGGCTATATTTTTTTCGATTATGCCTTGGGTTGCCATAAAATTTTCCTAATTAATAACTTGATGAGCTTGAACTACCACCAGAACTTGACGATGTCGTTGTTGCTTCTGTCAGCCCGGTTGATTCCGAGGTCATGTTTACTTTTACATCTGTATCTCTAATAATAAACACTCTACCTTTTGGAGCAACAACATCACTATTTTTCAATCTTGCAAATACCTTAATACCCGCACCAGTATATGCACTAGCGACAAACTTAGTAAGTTTGACTTCACCAGTTTTATAATTTACTGTACCAGCAGCAGGGTTGATAATTTGTGGATTTGAAATATCGTCTGTTATTGTCATCATAACACCATTACCATCATCTGCAAAGTATACGCAAGTACCATTTATATCATCATAAACACTACTTCTGATAGAAGGTTTAAAGTCTGTAAACCCGGAAACACTCTTAAAAGGATATGGTTTAATTAATTCTGAAGAGAACTTAAATATTGGATTTGTTTCAAAGTTTGCAACTGGGGCATATTCAATAATAGGCTGAATTTCAATACTGGTACTCTCAATGCCACCATCGAGTGCATCGATTGCCGAACCAAGCTTTGATACACGAAGTGTCGTGTCAAAGTCTTCCAGGTTTGTATCTGAATAATTTTGTATTGCTGTTCTAATCAAACCTTCAAGTTCTGCTTCAGATTTTTCAGTTCGCTTTGTTGAATAAGTTGAATTTACAATAATGTCTGCGTATATAAATTTGGTCTGAACAAAGAAAGGTTCAATACCTAATGGGGATTTTGACGAAAGATAATTAATATAACCAGCAGCAAGTGTAGAAGAAATAAGTGTCGTATCGTCTGCAAGATAAACTGATATGGCAACTTTACCATATTGAGGAGGATCTAGTTCCTCTCCGCCGTATGCAGACACCGCTGTAATCTCTGGGAATCTTTGTTGTAATAATACTTCGTAATCAGATGTTGTTACAGCACGTTCTTGTATCTGTAATGCCTTAGGGGCAAAATATCTAATACTTTCCATTGATTCTCTATCAGCACCACCGGAAGCAGGGGATGTTGTTATAACATTAATTGTCGCGCCTTCAAGGAATGCTGTATTGAATGACGAAGCATTGTTCGCCTCTTCACCAGAACAAATACGATACCTTACTCGGATATCTTCTTGTTCTTCAGGCTGTAATCCAAATTTATTGGCACCAAAATAAATTGCATATCTGTCATCAAGATATGGTTCTAAATAAAATACTAAATCCGTCGGCCCGACTCCAAAGATTGTAGATGCCTTTGTAAATACATTTTGGTCCTCTGTAGCCTCTGCGTCAACGAATACTACAATACTGTCGGTATCAACCTCATTATTTGTTAGCTGAACTCTAAGAACACCATCGGCGTCTATGATAAAGCCTTCCCTTTGGAAACTGGTTAGCATTTGTCCTTCAAAGATATCTACATTTTCTGCAGTGTATTGACCAACTCCAACTCTTTTCGCGACATATACTTGGTCAGTAACAAATGTATATGTTTCACCTTGATATGTTGCTGTAAATTGAGTATATTGTGGAATTGTTACAGTAGCATCAGTAAGTGTTGGATCTGTAACTTGTACTGTTACAGTTGCCTTAGCAGACTTACGAGATCTTGGAAGATAATTTAATTCCTTTGCATGAGAAACTATACTATTTTTAAGTACAGCTGAATCAAGGAACATTTCATTAATCGCCATATTAGTATAGAAATTATTTTGAAACGAGTTAAAAGCAAGAACATCAAGCATAGCTGATAGGTTACTACCTTCAAAGTTATAGTCTTTAAATTGTGTCTGCGTCTTTAAATATGTTTTAAGTTGACTTTTAATACTATCAAAGTCAAGTTCTGTAATTGGGGTTTTTGGATTGGCCATTTTTATCTTGTCCTGTCTAAAATAACGTCTAACTGAATAGGTTGTTCTTCGTTTCGCACCGAAAATAATACACTAACATTTACGTGTGTATCGTCTAAGCCTGCAATCACACGCACATCTATAAGTTCTGCTCTTGGTTCATATATCTCTATGGTATCAACAATATTTTCTTCCATAAGTTTTAATGTGCCAGGAGTCATTTGTTCAAATAACAATTGTCTAATGCCACCACCTATATTTGGTTGCATGAGTCTTTCGCCTGGGTCAGTTAACATTAGATTTTTAATCGACTGTTTTACTGCATCTTCATCTTTCATTAATGCTAAGTCTTTTGATATAGGACTGACACGCAGGTCTTTATGAAAGTCTGAATATAAATTGACCTTTTTCGTTCTGGGTGTGAAAACATCTACTGTCATTGTCCTGGTATCTCTCTTATGTCTAGGTGAATGGATTTATCATATTCTTTTGCGAATTTAAATCCATTTTTAAGTGCCGATGCTATAAACGCCTCAACATCTGGCATATCCTTCTTAATATCTACGACCAATCCACTTAAATGCGCGTTATTTTCATTGCCTTTCATTTTCTTATTATAAGCTTTACTGGTCCAACCATAATTAATGGTAAACGTACCACCTAATTCTTTATGAACTCTCATTAAATAAACTTTAACATCAAGGTCGATTCTTGTATATCCGTAGAGACCAACTCCTTCCTTTTCGTCCATCCAATCGCCTTCAAGTTTTATCTTATCATTTGCACCCGAGAAAACTTGACCACAAGGTGGAAGATCGCCATATTCAGCAGCTGTTGGTTCTGGCACATTTGTCGGCGCATTGCCTGACGGAGTAAAATTATCACCTCCAGGGTCAGTCCAACGTGCCTCTAATCTATTTATTTTATCTTTCCGAACAGCTGGAGAATATCTTATGGCTCCTGCTCTTATTGCGGTAGATGTATTAATATTTGAAATGGTTTTAAGTCTATTTGTAATTGTGGTAAATCGTAATGTATAATCATCCAAAGGCTTTTTAATGTCTCGAACCAACGCTTCCATATTAGAAACCAAGGCACAGAAACGAGCAATCATCATTTGAATAGCTTCCAAGTTAGGGCTTTCAAATAAACTGACAGCATAGTCAATTAATGCAAGTATTTTTTCTTTAAATGTCTTTTTATTTTCCTTAGTGAAGAAAGCACAGGCTTGTTCCTTGGCTGTCATTACAGGTTTTGCTATATTTTTATTATAAAAGGTTTCTATATCACCTATTATATCAGTAATACTAAAGTTTTCTAATGCGTCCTGAACTTCCTGA